TAATATTTTTTAGGAGATCTCTGTAACCATCAGATGTTTTTGATAGTGTACCTCCAGTGTGAGTAACCAAACTAGCAGAAGAAACTTTATGAAGAATTTGCCACTCTCCGGATTTTACATTTTCTTCCATAGTGGCAATAGAACAAATAACTTCTTTTTCTTCTCCGTCTTTAGTTCGAACATCATAAGTTGGCATAGTATTCAGTTTCCTGGGCAGCGATGGCTTTATTATACTTAATTTATACAAAATGTAAAGCCATAAAATAAACGATGCCCCACCGAAGTGGGGCACGAGATAGGATCACCTTCCTTTAATTAACCGTGAGGGAGTCTTGGAGTTCAGAGATATATGTGTTAAGATAATTTCTCTTTATTTCCACCTTATGTGCTAATGTAGTTTTACCTTTCTTATTCAGTTTATGAATGTAGTGTTGTAACTCAGCGCTATCCTTGCGTAATCTTTCTAGTTGATTTGTAGTTACCATAGGCGACTCCTAATATTTTAAGTTAGCAAATCATAACATAGACTTTTCTCACGGTTATCTCGTAACGATACCTCCTATGCAGGCAACAATTGCGGAGCTGCTTCTTTTACCAGTGCCGCTGTTAGTCCCTTACAATCAGTTTTTTTAGCAAGCATCGTTACTAGAATTTCTGCGTCTTGGGGATGTACAGATTCTAACATGCCAATAAACATTGTTTCGCGTTTTAGTTCATGAATGTTTGGACCACCCTTAACAAAATACTTAAGATTCATGTGCTGTTTGTGCCACGTGGAAGGAACGTGTTCTTCGTTAGCAAGGTCAAATGGGGGTCTACTTTCGGGGAGCAAGAAGTTAATGCGCGGGTCAAAGACGCAGCGCAGATAATCAGCAAACGATTGGTATGTGTCTACATACGACTTTACCAAATCAATCTTTTCCTTTCTCGATTTTGCATTCGCAATGTTTTGTAGCATTTCGTACAGTTCAGGGCGAGACTTCTTACCCTGCTGTTCTTCAGTAATCATACATCACCTCTTCATAGAAAATATTTAGTATTTCACTTGTTCACACTCAAGTGTTTTCTTGAGATTCTACAATTAATTATACCATTATAATAATCATCTTTTAGCAGCACCTCTCGGTCAAACTGCTCTTTGGTTTCGTAGTAAGCGCAGTCTCCCTTCGTCTTGCAGAGGTGAAGTATCTCGCGAGTAAAGGCATCTAACCCCTTCGACTCTACTAACTCCTGAACGCGCTCTGAGGAACCACAGTAGTCCCTCCAGTCGCTTTCTACGAGAGTTTTCTTTCGGCGTTTGCGCGTCTTGGTGACGGGGAGAGTTTTGGTTCGGTAGAAGAATTTCTTACCGACATATTTCATTTGAGTTTCGTTTTCAGTTATCAAGTAAACGAACCCGTAATAATCTTCTGGTAATGAATCGAATACCTTACCGTTATATGTCCAAGGCATTAATCTACTTCTACGGGTGAAGCACACATAGGGCAAAAAGCAGGAGTTTCGTCAACAGAACGGACAATTACTTGGCACTCTGTTTCACAAAGGTCACACGCGATAAAAAACATTTCTTCATCTGCTTCCAGTAACGATGATTCCATTATGCTTGTCCTCCAGTTTCCGATAGTAATGCTGGTCTCACCATACTTATAGAAACTCTAGAATCAGAAAGAAGGTTCACTCTGTGAGTTATAAAAGAAGGCATTACTACCATATTTTTATTTGCTTCAACAATAATACTTTTAAGTTTGCCTTCAACCAAGTCAAACCATTCCCATTCGGTGGTTCCTTCCAAGTTGAAGGCATAAACATTATACCCATCCATATGCCATTGTAGAGTGCCATGAGTGCCGTCTTCCATACTACAAAACGCTGAAATATCTTGACAATCTAGATCTTTCAACATTTCGTGAAATACTTTCGGGCAATACGGAGACTCTCTTAAATCAAAGTGCCTGTGTACAAATCTTGGCGGATTAACTCTGTTATTAACACTACAACTCCAACCTATTCTGGTCTTACTACACAAAGAAATAAATTCTTCAGGAGTTGGAAATCTTGAAGTATAATATTCAGATAATTCCTGCTCATATGGAGTACATGCTACTATTTCTCTTTTGAGGCGTTTCAAGCTGCTCCCCAAACATCCTTCCAATCACCAGTCAAGGCACCGCGTGCATAATCAGTGGCACGATTCTCGAAGAAATTTGTGTGCGTCGGCGCATTAATCATTTCTTCTACCCAAGGCAATGGATTTTTCTTTACTTTAAAAATACCTTTCATGCCTAGCGAAATCAATCGTCGGTCACATATATAGCGAATATATTGTTTTACTTCTTCGGATTTTAATCCTTCCATAGGACCCATAGCAAAAGCGAGGTCAATAAACTTGTCTTCAAGTTCTACCATTTTTTCAGCGATAGTGTAGATTGAAGACTTGAGTTCGTCGTTCCAGATCTGAAGATTTTCTTCAACATAGGTACGGAATAATTTAATCATCGACTCGGCGTGCATTGTCTCATCAACGATAGACCAAGTAACGATTTGCCCCATACCTTTCATCTTACCGTGACGTGGAAAGTTGAGAAGCATGATAAACGAAGAGAATAATTGCATGCCTTCGGTAAACGCTGAAAAGGCAGCGATATTAGTAGCAATGGATTGGATTGTACCATTCTTACCTGACAAGTCGAGGAAGTATTCGTGCTTCTCGCGCATCGCCTCGTACTCCAGGAACTCGTTATATGTGGACTCGGGCATACCCAAGGTCTCGATGAGATGAGAGTATGCAGCGACGTGCAGCGCCTCACGTGCCGCAAATCCAGACAACATCATCCTAATCTCAGGTTGCTTAAAGTATGGCAGATAGTTATTAACATAACCGCCAGCAACGTCGATGTCGCCTTGAGTAAAGAATCTAAAAATATTAGTGAGGAATGCTTTTTCTTCGTGCGTGAGTTTACGCTGCCAATCTTTGACATCTTCTGCCATTGGTACTTCCGTGTGTAACCAATGAGATTGTTCGTGTTTTAACCACGACTCATATGCCCATGGATAGTTAAATGGTTTGAAATATTCTCGCTCGTTGACAAGACTAGGACGCATTTAGTTTTTTCCTTTTTCTATATTGCTAAACCAACTTACTAACACTATTCTAGATCCACCATGTACCGCAGAAACACCGTGCCTTAATCTTGGTCCATATACCATGCTTTCTCCGTTTTCCATCTCAACAACGTCAGGAATTATATCTTGACCATATGGAGGATTTTTCATTTCCGATTCAAACCTTGTGCAATGTAAATCAGAAGGTCTAGAACCTTTTTGATTATATACGGAATGTATCACGGGATATCCACCTACAAGATCAGTAGAATCTAATAAAGTAACAATGGTTATTTCTGAACCGTGGTCATCATGCATCCGAGTAAACGAACCAGGAACATATTTTAGTAAGTAAGAACCTATATTGTAATCTTTTCTAGAATATTTGTGTAATTCTTTTATAAAATTTAATTCAACGTCATTTCTATCTAAATCATAACGGAACATACTGAAGAGATTATAATACTGCCAAACTCCATACCAATCAACTTTAGAAGCAAATTCTTGTGCTTCTTTCAACGCTTCTTTTGAAAGAATCGTGTCCTTTATATATCCTTCCATCTACCCCTCGCAGGCAATACACTCTTCATCATTTATCATTGCGCTCATATCTATTTCTTTAATGACTTCGCGCTCAATTCTCCTTGATACTCTGTCTGCTTTACCGAGTTTCTCAGACCGACAGTAGTATAAGGTTTTCATACCTTTCTTCCATGCTAAAAAGTGTACTGCGTGCAAGTATACAATATTTGTATCTGGACGGAAAAATAAGTTAATTGATTGAGATTGATCAATGAAGTTCTGTCGATCAGCAGCGTGCTCGACAACCCAACGTTGATCAATCTCCATCGACGTTTTAAAGACGTCGCGTTCATCCTGAGATAAAAACCTCAAATGTTGCGCAGAACCATCATTAGCAATAATACTAGACCAGATTTCATCATAGTCCTGCTTGGTCTCACCTGACTCGATCTTAGATTTAATCAGTTGATCTAGATAACGATTCTTATTTAAAAACGCTCCAGACAAGGTATCCTGTCTGTAAGCATTTGCTCGATATGGTTCAACACTTGGAGAAGTATTGCCCATGATGATGCTACTGCTAGCATTAGGAGCAATAGCCATGACGTGAGAAAAGCGTCTACCAGTGCGTTCAGCGTCAGGTGCTTCTCCCCGTTCTTTACCCAGTTCCAAATTTG